TAAATCATATGTCTTTGGAGTAAATCCACCACTCGCAGGTAGATCTGACCAGAATATACTACTACCATCTGTCTTCAGAAATCTATTTGTCTGAGAACCAACAGAAGGAGCAAGTGCTAGGAATGCATTGGTTGCTGTCGTGTTACCAGTACCACCCTTTCCTATAGGAATAGTTCCACCATTCCATGTACCTGTTATATTACCCCCACAACTAATGGAACCAACGGACAACTGGTTCGTTACAGTAAGAGCATCAAACGTAGGAGTATCACTAGTACCTACTGCCTGACCAATAGAAAATTCTGTTCCACTAAGACCAACACCTGTACCTGCTGTGTAAGTAGTGTCAGTAGAATCGATAGTAATAGTTTGTCCATTCTGTGATACAGTTGATGCACCAGTAGCATTAAGGATAACATCCCCAGACACAAAACTACCACCACTAGCTTGGAACCTAGTGATGGTATCTGTATTTACATACGAAGAATCTATTCGTATCTCATTTACAGCACGAGTAAGCGTTACGTTACTACCTGCTCTAAGAATTACTTCAGTCTGTGTTGATGAACCAGACTGAGATATCTTAATTGTTTTTCTATCTGCTGAAACTCCATCACCTGATGATAGAGAGACGGTATCACCATCTGCCCACACCAATTCGGAATTGACTCCAGCTTTTATTATCTGCCCAGGCGAACCAGCAGCATTTTGGAAGAGGTTAACGGGACCACCAATTCTTAGAGTTTCCCCAGAAGGTACATCTAAACCTTTTGGAAATTCTACAGGCCCCGTACCAATTTGATTGACTATCTGGTCAACACGAGCTCTAGACATTCTACAACCATAGTACTATCCTACTTATTTAGTACTATTCACCGTCACGATCATTAAGATCTTGTGCATGTTTATCTTTATCGATAACATCATCCAACTTATCTAAGTCTCCACCTGCTCTGGTATCAATCTTAATTGTATCGCCACTCTGAGTAGGTACTGTATAAGGTTCTGATGTTGCAGTACCAAATGTGATAATATCTTCACCCATACCACCAGGTATATGAACTGGTTCACCAGCAGCAACCATGTCGTCGAGATTGATATCGATTCCTACAGGAGTTTCAGCAGTATATCCTTGGTATTCTGATGTTAGGTCTAGATTATAATCAGTTCCGAAAGTAAACGGTGAAGCATTGTTAGTACAATCTACACTACCACTATCGAAACTAATGTTTGTGTTGTCTGGTTTTGTACCAGGAATAGTAGTTGGGAAGTTGATAACTTTGTTATCCATATAAGGAGAGTCTAACTTAAAGTTATGCTCTGCATTTCTCTTGTAATACTCTGTTGTATTATCTGTCCCACGAATAGGAGTAGTAACTAGCAACTCCTTAATATTATTCAACGTCTGCACTAGAAGGGTAAGATTCTCTTCGTGCTTATTATCCATAGAGGCAATAAGTGCTTGTCGAATCTCTTCTTCCGCAGCTTCTAGGTGCTTACGAATGTTTTTACAAGCCATAGTATATCTGAAAGGCATATCTATGTAGTATAGCACAAGATCATTTGTCTTGCAACTGTTTTGCTTTTTTGTTACTATAATATGCTATAGCAATAATAGCAAGATACATGAGTGTATCATCCAACATCACAAGGAAGAAGATAATAGACCCACCTACCCTAAACCACTCAGGTAGAACATGTGCTAATCCTTCTCCAAACTTACGAAAGAGTCTCTCAAACTTAAAGTATAGAAGGACTAATGCAGTGACTACAAACTCACTATAAGGTACAACAAAATATAAGGAAAGAAAAATAAAGAGAGGCCAGTAATGCCTCTCAGGTATTCTTCCAACTAATTTAAGATACTTCCTAACTAGTTTTTTCATTAACATTCCTTGCTAAGATCTTCTGCCATTTGTCCACCGATTTCTGAACCAGCATCCATACCTATCATCGTAGCAGCACCAGCAAGTACCCAACCAACAAAAGGAATAGAGGCGAGACCAGTAGTAGCAACAGCACCACCAACGCTTGCACCGACCATTCTACCTGTACCTTCTCCTGATCCAATTGCTTTGATGCACTCTTCTGATCTTGCATCTGCTTGGGCAGAAGGAACTCCTTGCCCTTTCTTATAAGGTTGGACAGGAACTTGCTCAATGATACTTTCCCTGTTGTTACCGAGTCCCAGAAAGCCACCTTTCTTCTTGACCTCTCTGATTCTTTGTACAGTCTTAGGATCGTTTGCTCTATATTCTATTTCATATCCATCCATATTAACCTTTGCCTTGTACGAGGTGTACTCGTTTACAGGTAGGTTTAATGTAGGCATTCTAGGTGGTCGATTAGCAATCATACCAATCATACCAAGATGAGACACCCCTAGGAGTGTCCCTAAACTAATTCCTATCCACTTGTTCATAAGTATTCAACACCTCTTTTATACCTGATAATGCTTCTGCATCACCATCAATAACAGCAACAGGGATAGCTATGCTAACAGCTGTTACTGTGATCACTGCTTGAGTTAATTGTAATAATTCTACCATACTATGTTAAGAATGTCTACCACTCTTCCTCCTGTTCCTTCATTTCTATGTACTCTTTGTTCTGTCTACAGACTCCATGTACATCAATCTCCTGATGAAGATGAGCAGAGGTGTGAAGACCCTCTATTAATACTAGCATTGCTAGTAGCATAACTGGTAACATCCATAGTGGATGACCCAGTACTTCATCAGTTTTCATTGGCGTAAGGGAAAAAGAACTCATCCATCATACGATCAGCATTTTCTTTACCGAATCTGCTGGAAAGATAACCTAAAATAGGATCCAATTTCTTCATATATTTATCGAAATCTTTATAAAATATAAAGTCATCACCCTCAGGTTGTGCTTCATCAACCATCTTACGATAGGTCTCAAGGTACTGTCTAAACTCAGGTAGATACTGATCTACCTCACTAAAAGTACAATACCGCACAAAAATATTCTCTGAAAAATGGTTACCCATCTCAAAGAAACGATACTTCTTTGTTGCTTTGGGTAATCCATCCACAGAGAATAGATATTTTTCTATTGGGTGTTGAAAATCAAAGACTATGATTACTTTCTTCTCAAAGAAACCCATGAGATCCATACCGAAACAAGGAAGTTTACTTCCTGTCTTAGGGTATATTACATTGTTATAGATATCAGATTTATCATCTCTAATATCCACACGTCTTGACTTAATAAAATGTGGAGCAGTATAGATGTCTGCTGTTAAATTCAGATCATCTTTGTTTCTCCAGTTACACCACCGAGATTCAAACTTGAACTCAGGGAATATCTCATCAAGAGTCTTCTTGTAATTCTTCCACAGGTTCATGATAATCATACCAAGGATGTACGTACTCAGATCCACCTACGTCAGACTGAGGAACAGCAGCAACAGCACGACCACTAGGTAGTCTGATTAGGAATTGCTCTCCGTTTTCAATTTTAGTTAGGTACTCTTCGTAGTCTTTTTCAAATTCTTCATGTGTAATTTCAATCATACTGTACAACATATCTCCTTATCTTGCATGTACATGAGTGACTCAGTGCATCCTCCTAATTGGATACCGTCCATCACTACTTGTGGGAATGTTGCTCCTTCACCAAACTCATCATAAAATTGTTTTTTGGTGAAGTGTTGATCTAATGTGTAGACAACATGCTTCAACTCCTCTAATTGCAAAATGCTCTTAAACTTGTCACAGTAAGAGCATCCATCTTTAGAATATACCGTAAAGATCATTTTAGTTGGTCTTTATTACGGACTATTTAGGATAGCTTTTCCTTCTACAGAAGCAGCATAATCTTTATCAAAGATGTCCAACCCCTTATCTGTAAGGATATGATTATACATTCCTTCAAAGACTTTCACTGGTATAGTACAGATATCAGCACCATATTCAAATGCTCTACCTACATCTCTTACACCCCTAATAGATGCAGCTAATATTTGTGTCGAAGTCCAGTCTTGTTTCTCAAACACATTAGCAATGTCCTTGACTAGACACAACCCACCGAATGAGTTGTCATCTACTCTACCTACAAATGGTGAGACGTATGTAGCACCTGCCTTAGCAGCAAGTATTGCCTGTGATGGTGAGAATATAAGAGTAACATTGACTCGTATATTATTCTCAGAAAGTTCCTTACAAGCAAGCAATCCATCAACTGTACATGGTACTTTAATAGTAGCACACTTAGGAAATTTCTTGGCTAGTCTCTTACCCTCAGAGATCATGTTCTCTTTGCTACCAATGACTTCCATACTGATGTCTGTAACACCAATCTCTTTGATCTCTTGATAGACTTCTTCGTGGTTTCTACCACTCTTTCTGATTAATGATGGGTTAGTAGTCAACCCATCAATCAAACCAGTCTTAAAATGTTTACGGACTTCATCCGTTATTGCTGTATCTAAAAATAATTTCATTTGTTATTTAACGTGAACTACACCCTTCATACCAGCTCCTGCATGGGGATCACACTGAAAGTTATAATCTCCTGACTCAGGAAAGGTAATATCAAAGCTATCACCAACGGCAAATGCTAGATCTCCATGTGATAATTCTGGGTGGTCTTCTACCATCACATTATGGGGTGGTAATGCTCCATTAGTAAAGGTAATTGTTTCACCAGCATTAATTGTAATATCATTTGGTTCAAAGACTAAGTTGCCTCCCGAACCCATTTGTACTTCAACTGCCCATACAGGTAGAGCAAAGAAAAATGCTAGAATTGCTGTAAATAAGTACTTCATTCGTTTAAAGCTTCCATTCGTAGGAATTGTTCATTCAGATTATAGTACAATTTATAGTTAGTTGTGGTAACATAGTACCCAACTATGTCGTTTCCATCACAATGATATCCATACCCTTTAAGGATCTCATTAACACCATCAATTCTAAAGGTTTTGCCACCTTTTTCTAGGTAGTTGTGGAACTTTTCATCGAGGTTAATCATGACTTAAATCCTATGGGTTTTTTGTTTTTAAGTTGTTTAGTATAGTAATCCTCACTATTAGCTGCAGCTATTTTTCGTCTAAAACCTTCTTCTTTAAACTTATCCACCTCATCATCTGGAGGTTTTTCGTATATATCAATTGGTTTTAGATGAAAATTACCAGAAGCAGCCATCCTTCTACCCTTAGTTTTTGGTACTTCGTGATCTAAATGTCCAGGAAATACAACTAACATACCATTCTCAGGTTGTATACTCTCACCTTCAATGATTAAAGGTGCACATCCTTCTTCAACCTCAACATAATAAACAGCCGAGAAATGAGAGGGAAAATGATTGTGATGTAGAGTCTCATCACCATCTTCATAATCCATCACCCAAAAATTAAAGGGTTCAAACTCAGCATGACCATCATTATAATACTCCTTACTAACATAATTACAACATGAAGTCATTATGTCTACTAGAGGATTAAATACGTCTGTTAACTTATGAGTAAACCAATGACTTCTCCATGCTCTAACATTACTCTCAACCCCTTCAGGGTTTTGCTTTTTCAGTTCTAGAATATACTTCTTCACATGAGAGTTGATTGATTCATAACCATCAACTGTAGTAACAAAGATTGGAGTCTCTTTTTTTATAATTCGTGCATCAATTTTAGGCATAATCCTTTCTATAGTAGCGTCCTAGAATATTACTGTTGTAATATGCTGGTGTTCCATCATCCAAGGTCTCTTGTAAGACATTATTAAGAAACAATTGTTTTGTCTCCTCGTAATTTACCTTACCTTTTGTTGGATGGGTGGATAAGATCTCTCTTTTGAATTCTGAGTTCCCAAGTAGTTTTCTATCTGCCTTAAGTTCGTCAGAGCTTCCGTAGTACTTTTTCCAGTCACTCTCAGACGTAACCCTTCTCTTACCACCTCTAGGTTTACGTTTGGACCAAAAGTATTTACGTCCGATGTATTGTTTACCCGACTTGAGATTAGTAATCCTGTAGACAAAACCGAAGAACTCGCCAATATCATCAGTAGTGAAAGGTTCACCCTCATATAACCAGGGGTTTTGGTAAACTCCCTCTTCAGCCATTTCATAATTTTTATATCTTTCATATATTTATCCGAGTAATCTCTCCTCTGTGTGAGCACCACACTCAACTAGTGCTGCTTGTGTTATCTTCAATGCCTCATCACTAACATCACAGACAGTACAATCTCTATCAAGATTGAATGATGCTATAGCAGTGGTTCCAGAACCACAGAAAGGGTCAAAAACTACCCCATCTTTAGGACATGATGACTTGATGATTCTCTCCAGTAACTTGACTGGTTTCTGTGTAGGATACTTACGCTTATTCTTCTCTGATCTTGAGATAAAATAGATATCATCCCAGAAATTCTGAATAGGAGACCCCTTAGACTCAGATAGATATATCTTTTTGTATGGTAGGTTCTTACCCCAGTGAATAAGACCTTGTTCGTCTAGTTCTCTAGTCTTATCTTCTTTAAATCTCCACCCTATTTGTGGGTTGTAACCATTATATTCATACTGATGACCTGGTCTTGACTTTTCACCAGTCAGTTTACCTAATGCATAGAACCCTTTCTCATCCTTATTCTTAAATGAGTTGGCTTCATAGGTAGGATCTAGTGGTTGGTACTCAACATCAAAGTATGGGTCTCCCTTACGAAAAGTCATGATAGAATCAACGATGTTGCCCCATCCCTTCTTGATGTTATTCTTTGGACCTGACCTCTTCCATGATATATTGGTGTAAAACTTACCTCTAATCTCTTTAGTGATCTCACCTAACACCAATGCATTACTATCAAAATTATTGTGGCAGTACAACCAACCATTTGGTTTCAATGCTTCAAAACAATCCTGTATTACAGTAGCATACCACTCAATATAAGCATCAGTTGACTCCCATTTATCATCAAAGGAGACCTTCTTGTTCTGTTCAAACATGAAGAACTCCCTATCGAGACCGAAGGGAGGATCGATGTATATTAGGTCGTACTTATCGTCATAATTATCGAGGTTTTCAACCCTCTCTTTTCTCAGTTTGATCGTCATAATGATTTTCCCACGGATCGGGTATTAAATTCCTTGGTCTTTGTTCTTCTCGAAAAATTCTTTCAGGCTCGACTGGCAATTGGGGGGTTCTGGGTCTTTGATACCTTTCTTCTTCTTCCAGTCGTTGTACATAGCTTGCATCATCCAACTCTGAGCCAGACTCTTCGGCCCATTCTCTAGAAGTTCTCTGTTGTACTTGCCGTGGAGTTTCATACCGAGGTACTCTTCTCTCCACGACTCGTCTCGTCGTTGTTGTTCTGTATCTTGGGTCACCTAGAAATATTCTACTAATGGTTTTCTTTATATTATACCACATTATAGCTTGAAACCAGTAAACGTGTCCTTTTTGACATCTTGCTTAATACTTCCAACCATATAACTCTCAACCTCAGTCTCTTGTGGTGCTACTTGCATACCCTTAGAGGATAACCAGTGTGCAGTCCAAGGTAATGGATTATTGGCTAGCGGTATATCGAAAATTGCTTTCAATCCAAGTGCTTTTAGACGACGATTAGCAGTCCATTCAACATAATTCTGTAATAATTTATCATTCAATCCTATAATACTCCCATCTTTGAACAGATATTCTGCCCATTCCTTCTCTTCATTCACTGCATCTTTGAACATTTGGTAGACATGTTCTTCCTCTTCCTTAGCAATCTCAACCATGTCTGGATCATCCCCTTCTTTCCATTTGTTGAGGATGTTTTGGGTGACTGCCATATGTTGGCTCTCATCACGAGCAATAAGGGAGATAATCTTGGCGGAACCCTCCACCAATTTAAGTTCCCCAAAGGCAAAACTGCAAGCAAAAGAGACATAAAAGCGAATACCTTCCAGAATATAAACATTTGCTACTGCCCTATAAAGTTTGCGTTTAAGATCCTTTAATGTCCATTCAGCATTGATATGATCTCTCCAATCAGGTTTCCAATTGTTACTTTGATCATACTCATGTGCATAATTAATGAATTCATCGTATGCTTTAGTGACTGATTGAGCACGTGCAAGAATCTTATCATCATCTAGGATAGTATCAAAGACTTCTGATGCATCTGGGTATACATTCTTGATAATATATGTGTATGATCTGCTATGAATCATCTCCATAGTCTGCCAGATATTCATACAACCTTCTA